GGGAGAGCATTAGATAATTTACGATTTACTATACCTACATATTCAGTATTAAGTTGGTTTACAGGATGTGGGTTTAATAATCCAATTCCTATTGGGGATATTGAATATACTTTATCAGATATAGTAAGGATAATGCCTCCTCTGAATATTGCTGGTTATCAAATACAAAAGAATTTTTGTTGGGAATGTCCCTATGCTGAGACTTTATTAGGTACATATAGTAAATATAATTATAACCCTAGACAACAAATATTTTTAGATAATGAGATGGTTGGTGATACTTTACAAGTATTTATTAAAACTACATTTAATAATGATATGGGTCCTAGAGAAATTGTAGAAAAATCATTTAAAATAATCGTAGAATAATGGAAATATTAAATAAAGTATATTTTAATGAAGAATTAGTAAATTCTCTTAATAATAAAATCCCAGATAAATTTAAGGAATTTTGGGATATAAAATATAATGATTTAACTGATGGGTGTGTTAGAACCTTAAATAATAAAGTAATAGCTTTTTATTTTTATATTAATACTGATTCTGTTAACCGATCTATTTTGAAATTTAATTTTAAAAGGGAATGGTTTAAAGAAGATAATATCCAATTTGATTCTATCTATGCTCATAATAATTTAAATAATTCAACTCCATATCAAGAATATAGATATGATGTAAATAATAATTTAATAGCGGGTTATAATTTTTCTATTCCTAGTGGTGAAAGATATAATGGTAATGACATCTTTGGTGAGCAATTTAAAAAAGATAAATACATAAAAAATTATACTTATAGTTCTATTTCTAAAAATGCTAATTCATCATTGGTTAAATTTTCTAAAAAGTATTTAACTAAAGATTTATCTAAAACTAGGGTTGACTATTTTCATGTTGGAGATAATAAAAAAGAAATTTATTGGTTTATTAGATAATAAAATAAAAAAAAAAATATGAAACGTATAACAGAACAAGAATCTAAGCAGTTTATTCCTTTAAAGGAGAATTATAATGATACAAGTATATCTTCTGCTTCTACTTTTTCAATCACTCCATCAGATAGAGGAGACGGTTGGGAAGATGTTACATATTTTACATCTAGAAAAAGAAATATGTTTTCAGGTAAGGGTGAAGGTGATCAATGGGTATATATTTTATCAAACCCAGTACAACCTGGTATATATAAGATAGGGTATACTAAATTAACTCCAGATGAGCGAGCTAAGCAAATATCTAATGCTACTGGTGTGGCGCTTCCATACGAAGTTGCGTGGGCTTTCCGTTGTTTTAACGGCGAACATTTGGAGGGCGCAGTACATCATGCATTAAATGAGTATCGCGTTAACTCGCAGAGAGAATTTTTTCAAATAGATTTAGATATGGCAATATCCTCTATAAAATTAATAGGTAAAGATTATATATCATGATAGTAATGCAAACAACCATTGATTTCCTTGTAGAGAGTAAGAGAATTCAAGAGTTAAATAAATTAATGGGAGATGATCTTCCCTGGGAGCCTAAAGAAACAGAAACAGAAGTTAAATATTATAAATTAAATTAAAAATTATGGAACAATCAGAAATAAATTATTTAAAGACTGAATTAATAAATGATTTAGTTGCCACAACAACAGTAATAGAAGAGATTTGGAGATATCATCCAGATAATCTAAAAAAGAAAGATGTTGTAAAAGAATACAATATTTTAAAGCAAATTGCTAAGGATATAGAGATTGAATTAGAAAAACTAGAAAATATTAGAAAATAACATATTTATGAACATGATAGATAAAGATAAAATTTTTGACTTGTTTTCTAGTGATATGAATGCAGAAAAAGATTTGCCCATTAATAACTTAATGGAAGATCCCTTATCTAAGATTGGTATGTTTACTAAGTTAATACAAAACCATGAAGTATTCCATAAAAAGTTAAGTCAATTCTTATCTAAAGAAAGTCCTAATTATAATATAGAACAAACTAAAGAGGCATCGACCTTTACAGTATATAATAGGGCTTGGTTTTATATTAATCAAATAGATTTAACAGATTCAAATCATTTAGATGCCGTGTTGGATTTTAAAGTAGAACCCTTCTTAACAATTTTAGGTAAGGCACTTCAATATTTTGAGGATACAGAGCAATACGAGAAATGCGAAAAGTTGCTAAATTTAAAAAAACTTAAAAGAAATATATAAAATAACGTGGATACCAGAAAAACTTTACGTAGATTTGTAATACAGGTTTAGGAAATAAAAGGGGATAAAAAGAATAGGAAAAATAAGGCAACAAAATACTATAAACAAAAGGGGAATATAATAACCCCGTTATTAAAATTAACAATTATGAGAAATAAAAATTTATTTGAGAAAAAGTTATTACAATTATCTAGCGGGATGTTAGAAATGAAACGTATGGTAGGAGATCAAAGAGAAACAGCTAATACTTTTCGTAAAAGAATTGAAAGTAGTGAAGTTATTATTGAAGATTTACAATCAATGATAGAGCAGGATAATACCATTAGTTAAATTAAAAAAAATAGGTTATGAAATTAACAGCAGAACAACTCCAATCAAATTGGATCGAATTCAACACTAACATTGAAACGTATATTACTGGGGATCGTAAACAGAATTTACTTGATTTCTATAAAAAATATGAAGACCGTATTATATTAATGCCTGCAGCTCATAAGAAAGAATACCATTCAGCATTTCCAGGTGGGTATGTAGATCACGTTAATAGAGTAGTAAAAGCAGCTTTGTCCATGTCCGCTGTATGGGAAGGATTTGGTTGTGATATGACGACATTTACCCAGGAAGAGTTGGTATTTTCCGCGATTAACCATGACCTAGGTAAAATGGGATCTGATACTGAAGAAGCATATGTACCCCAGACAGATAATTGGAGACGTGATAAATTAGGTGAAGATTATATGTTTAATAAGGCATTACCCTTCGCAGCCGTTCCAGATCGTGGATTATTTTTACTTCAACAACATGATATCAAATATACATTTAATGAAATGTTAGCTATCCAGACTCATGATGGTTTATATGATTCAGCTAATGAGAAATATTTAAAAGCATTCATGCCCGAACAAAAACCTCGCACATCACTTCCATTTATTTTGCACCAAGCAGATATGATGGCTGCGCGTATTGAATTTGAAATTGAATGGCTTCCAAAGTTTACACAAAATAGCGTGGCGACGCCAAAAAAGAATTATACATTGACGTCAAATCAAAAGGGTAATTCAAAACAAAAGGCACTTAACACAGTGTCTAGTGTGGGATTAAAAAACATGTTAGATAGCTTATGATATTAAATATAGCACTTATTATATTAGGAATTTTGGTCGTTGTCTTAGGATACACGACCATAAACCTATTAAAGAAGAATGAAAAAATGCTAGAAATAATTATCAACCAAAATAGTTATATAACAGAATTTTCAAAACAATTAGATATATCAGATAAGCGTCTACAAGACATAGATTCTAAAGGTGTATTTAAAGGTGATGATGAAATAGGTTGGATTTTTGATCAAATAAAGGTATTACAAACCGCATTATCAAGATTTAAAGTCCAATAACATTTATGATCCCATTAAAGAAAAAACGCAGACCTAAGAGTAAGAACTACTTCACTCAAGACACAGAAGACGCTATCGTATTATATAACAATACTCCCTGTTCGGAAATGAGGAGTAAAATTTATGAAAAAGAAATACACTATGCTTTCTTTAAACTTACCCAAAATATAATCCACACCTTTAAATTTTACCATACAGAGGTAGAAAATTTAGAACATCTCCAACATGAGATAATTGTTTTTCTACTATCTAAAATACATTTATTTGACCCAACACGAGGAGCTAAGGCTTACTCGTATTTTGGTACAATAGTAAAACGTTGGTTAATATTATATAACACTAAGAATTATACTAAAAAAATTAAAAAGGTACCAGTTGATGTATTAACTGGAGAACATTCAACCCACACATATAAAATGGGGGATGAAATTATTAAAACAGATTTAGATAAATATATTGATATATTTGTTGATCATGTTACAACAAACATTTATACCTTATTTCCTAAAAAGAATGATGCCCAAATCGCAGATGCTATTTTAGAATTATTTCGCAAAAGAGAAGATTTAGAAGTATTTAATAAAAAGGCACTATATATCTATATCCGTGAAATGGTTGATGTTAAAACACCTAAAATAACAAAAATTGCTGATAAACTTTATAGCATATTTAAAGAGCAGTATATTTTTTATCTAGAAAATGGTTACGCTAGATTCCCTCC